TTCCATATCCCTTAATGGATACCAGAAGGTATCCCTATTCTTTTCGGTTTTGCACTGTACTTCCTCCGTATAGTATGATATAATATACATATAAACAATTGAAAAGGAAATAATTTATTAAAAAGATTTACATTTGCACTTTACTTTGACTATAGTTATGTTATAATGTATATGTAAGGTTAATAAAGAGGACACACAATATGAAAAAAGATATAATCGCAAAATTACTGGCCCAAGAGAACTTAACAATTCTAAGAACAAATGATGCCACCGCTTCATTCGATGTTAAGAATAGGGTCTTGAGACTTCCTGCTTGGAAGGATATTACAAATTATGAAGAGTTATTATTAAAACTTCATGAAGTGGGACATGCACTATATACACCTTGTGACATGGACCCAGATCACCAGAAATTCTGGGGTGCAATTAATATTGTAGAAGATGCACGCATTGAACGAATGATTAAAGCTAAATATAGAGGTGCCGCCAACGCAATGCGCGAAGGTTATAAAACTCTTATTGAAAAAGATTTCTTCGGCGTCAATGATACTGACCTAAATGAATTAAATATACTCGACAAAATCAACCTACATTTTAAAGTTGGTGATGTTGTCGATGTACCATTAACTGATGAAGACCTTTACTGGGTTAACGAAATTGGTAATGCCACCGATTACTCAGATGTTTTATATATCGCTCACGCATTGCATGGTATTGCCGAAAAACAAGAAGAGGAACAAAAAGAAGAGGAAAGTGATTCACTACAATCTGGTGACGAGAATGGTGGCGAAAATACAAATTCATCACAGGGTGAAAATAATTCGGAAAGTCGCAATGACTCATCACAGGGTGAAAATAATTCGGAAAGTCGCAATGACTCATCACAGGATGATGAAGATATTAATGGTTCACCACAAAATAGTGCGGAGGATAATAATTTATCTAAAACACAACAAGCGTTTGATAATCATTTAAGTGATAAAGTCATTTATGATAAAAAATCATTCGTCTCCGCTTTTATTCCTAAGTCACATAAATGGAAAAATATTTTTGTGAGTCATAAGAAATTTTACAAAGATCTTAATTTAGAAGATTTCGGTTCACCTGAATTGGATGCAGAATTTACTAAATTTATGAATAAATCTAAAAATGGTGTTTCATTCCTAACTTCAGAATTTAATAGAAGAAAATCTGCCAAGGATTATCGTAGATCATATTCTGCACGGTCCGGTGACCTCGATGTTTCTAAGGTTTGGCAATATCAATTTTCGGATGATATATTTAAAACAAGTACTGTATCACCTACTGGGAAAAATCATGGATTTATTATGTATGTAGATTGGTCTGGTTCTATGACCGACAAGTTATTTAAAACTGTGAAACAAACCCTGAACCTCGCTCAATTTGCTAGAAGGATTAATGTACCGTTCGAGGTTATTTTATTTTCAAATTCATGGAATAAATTATATGATGATGATGGCGAAAATGCATATAAACCACCTGAAGATAATATTGAGATTGGCCAATTATGCCAGAATAGAAATCAACGCGGGGTGAATTTGTTACAGGTATTATCTTCAACAATGACTAATAATGAATTCAGAGAGGGTTCTAAAAAATTATTTTGGTTATCACTTTATAATGGATATAGTAATAGAACTTATGTACCAAAATCTTGGGACAATTATGATAGCAAATATTCATTAAGTGGAACACCATTGAATTCAGCGCTTGTGTATGGTTTATCTTTTGCCGATAACTTTATTAGGAAAAACAGAATTGAAAAATTGAATGTAATTGTTTTAACCGATGGCGAAGATATAGGTTCATTTGAAAGAATTGAATCTGATGATCAATATCAAACTTGGAGTGATGATCATCTCACCGGTTGGTATAATAGAGATGCTGTTGTTGAAATTTATGATAGAAAAACTCATAAAACTTATGATATAACGAATCCAAATGGACATTATGAGAATAATGTCGAGTCATCGGATATTACCGGTGCTGCATTGCAGATGTATAAGGATAGATTTAATGCCACAGTGACTGGGATATTCATTGGGTCGAAACGTGATTTAATATATCACATGAATAGAAAACTGGGTCATGACCAAGAAAAATTAAGATTATTGAAAAAAAATCTTAATAAGGATGGATTTATCCCATTCGATGGTGTTGGGATGGACACAAATTTTCTTGTGACTTCGGGTGAACGGGCCCGTGAAGAGGCGATGGAAAAACCTAAGGTTAATAAGGCGGGCAATATTACCAAGGCCGCATACGCCAACACATTTAAAAGGTCTTTGAACTCAAAGGCGGCGAATAAAAACATGTTGAGGGAATTATCCAAAATTGTAGCTTAAAATCAAAAAGTGTGTCCTCACTTTCCCCACCTAACGGTGGGTTTTTTATATAAATAGTATATGAATATTAAAAGGAATACATAATGGCTAGTTTATTTACACCAGATGAATTTAACACCGCACGACCGAGTAATTATCAACTTGTATTCCAACGTCTCCCGGGTGTTACATTTCACCTTCAAACTGTATCGCTTCCAACGGTGACAATTTCAGAAATTGATGTTCCAAATCCTATGGTTGAAATGCAGGTTCCGGATGTTCATATCAATTATGATAATTTAAATGTTTCATTCCTAGTCGACGAAGGCTTCTTTAACTGGAATGAGATTCATATATGGATGACCGACTTCTGGAACCCAGAACGTGGCGGCATTACTTCAAATATAAATGAGTTAATGACCGACGCGACTCTACATATTTTATCAAATAATGGCAATCCTCTAAGAGAGATTGTTTTTCATGACTGCTGGCCTACTTCTTTATCGGCCGTTGAAATGACTACTATGGCGGATGCAGAACCAATCATGTGTGATTTAGATATTAATTATACCCATTTTACTATGAAATAAGTTTGTTTACTTTTATGACATAATATGTTATAATAGTAATATTGATGAGGAATATATATTATGAATCTTGACGAATATCAAGAAATGGCAGAAAAAGATTGTGAAATGGATAAGAATAAACTGGACCGAAAGGCCGCAGAAATTCCTGTCATTACCGCTAAATATCTCCGCTTTCTATCCAAAGAAAAAATCAAACTCAAAGCATTGGAACAACAACGTTCTAAAGTCTATCGTAATAGATATGCATATTACGCTGGATATCTTGACGATTGCTATCAATATGTACTACAAAAAAATGAAATAAAGGCTTTCCTTGAGGGTGATCTAGATTTATTGGAGGTCGAGGCACGGGTGGAAGTTCAGAAAGTCATGGTAGATTATTTGACCGAAGTTATCAATACATTAAATCGTATGGGATTCTCAATCAAGAATTGGATTGATTTTAATAAATTCCAGGCCGGTGGGTTTTAGTGCTATATTTAACTAAACATAATGATGTATATATTAGAATAGAAGTTGACGATCCTGGAATCTTGTTTGAATTAGACGATTACTTCAAGTTTAGAGTTCCAGGCTATCGCTTCATGCCAGCATTTAAGACCGGACAATGGGATGGATTCGTTCATCTATTCTCCACTCGTAATAGGGTATTATATATTGGATTGATAAACCATATTGAAAAATTCGCCAAACACTATAAGATAAAATACACCGTATCACCTGAACTAGATGAAGCATTTTCTATTGATTATGAATATGTCACACCGGAGCTTGAACTAAATGTAAAAGGCGTGGGTATAATCCCTTATGATTATCAGGAAGCGTCTGTGCGTTTCGCCATTGAGCGCAAGCGTGGCATCATTTTAGCACCAACATCGAGCGGTAAGTCTTTGATTCAATATCTTATTGTCCGTGAATGGATGAAGAGTGTTGATAAGATATTAATTCTGGTCCCCACCATCTCGCTCGTTAAACAACTATCTTCCGACTTCCTAGATTATTCTTCCACCGATGATGACTTCGATGAATCTATGGTTCATCAAATCTCGGGTGGTAAAGAAAAGGATGCAGAGTCTCAAATATATATTTCTACATGGCAATCAATTTTCAAACAACCTAAAGATTATTTTGATAAGTTCGGTGCCATCATGTGTGATGAAGTTCATACGGCGAAGGCCAATTCCATTACTAAAATACTAGAGAAGTTAAGTGATTGTCCTCTCCGCATAGGCCTTACCGGTACATTATCGGCCGATGATACTAAAACAAATAAATTAGTCCTCGAGGGTTTGTTCGGCCCCGTCTATAATGCTGTTACTACCAAGAAGCTTATGGATGATAAGACCATCGCGCCCCTTAAAATTAAATCCCTACTATTAAAGTATGGCGAAGAGGATACTAAAAATTGTAAGAAGCTTAATTATCAACAAGAGATAGACTGGATTGTTACTCACCCGGCACGGAATGAATTCATAATTAGACTTGCTCTGTTACAGAAAAGGAATACTCTTATATTATTCAATTTTGTTGAAAAGCATGGAAAGGTATTATATGAGATGATTAAAGACGCTGAATCAGAACGTCCAGTATACTTTGTATCTGGAGAAGTTGAAGCTGATGATAGAGAGGAAATTAGACGATTGACTGAAGGTCATAGTAATGCTATCATCATAGCATCGATGGGTGTATTCTCCACCGGTGTAAATATTAGAAATCTCCATGTAATGATATTCGCCCACCCAAGTAAGTCTCGGATAAGGGTGCTACAGAGTATTGGTAGAATCCTGCGTAAATCCGATAATAAAGACACCGCGATAATGTTCGACCTCGCGGATGACCTCCGCCATAAGAAACATAAGAACTATGGATTGAAGCACTGGGAGATTCGAATTAAGACCTACAATGAACAAAAGTTTGACTACGAAATATCAAAAATACGTTTACAATAACCCACTTTTATGTTATAATATAATCATATGCCAAAAAAATTAAAAACAAAAACAAAACCAAATCCCGCCCACTATATAGACAACAATCTCTTTTTAGAGCAGATGTCTACATTCGTGGATGAATGTGCAATATCATTTGATAAGGGGGAGAAGAGACCTATTATATCGGATGAAATAGCCATATCATTCATGAAAATTGCCAGGAAGTTGGCGAATAGACCTAACTTCATTGGATATACTTGGAGAGAGGATATGATTTTAGACGGTATTGAAAATTGTATTAGATACTGTCATAAGTTCGACTATAATAAATCAAAGAATCCATTCGCATATTTTTCTCAAATCTGTTTCTTCGCTTTTTTAAGAAGAATCGCTCAGGAAAATAAGCAGATTGATACTAAGTCTAAGGTATATGATACAAAATTAGACAACGGGGGTTATTATCACCTCGATAAACAAGACGCGGGTGATATGAAATATTACTCTGAACACGCTCCTTTAGAGCATTTTAATAGGGAAATTAAATGAATGTAATTAGTGAATATTATAAAGATGATGATAAAGCGATAGTCCATAAAGATGGGAAAGACTTCTGTATATCATTCGTAGATTATAATGGTATGGAATATGGTTTTGAACGATTTGTTGGTAAATCAATATATTATGTAGAAGATGCTGGTGAAAACTGGGCACTGGGAGTTAAGAATGACGTTAGGTAATTTAACAAAAGAACAAATGGCACGTATTATCTATTCATTGGATTTTACTATGAAGAACGATCCGACCGGTATTGCTGGTATAAGGGAAACCGCTCAATGGGTTCAACTTCAACGAGATGAACAACAGAAGGGCGGCCCCTGGAAAAAGAGATTAAGAGAGGCCGGCTACACTATATGAAGATAGCTTTAATTACCGATACACACTATGGCGCTAGAGGTGATAGTGCTCTATTCGCCGACCACATGGAAAAATTCTATTCAGACATTTTCTTTCCATATCTAGTGGAGAATAATATCAAAGAGATTATTCATCTCGGTGATGTGTTCGATAGAAGGAAGTATGTAAATTTCTATACCCTTAAAAGAGCAGAAGAGATGTTCTTTAAAAGACTTGAAGAGTTTGATATTAAGGCCAATATCAATGTAGGCAATCACGACTCATATTTTAAGACAACGATTGAAGTTAATTCACCGGATAGGTTGCTGGGTAATAGATTTAATATCATTAATGAACCTACAACTATTCATGATAGTATAGATATTATACCGTGGATTTGTGATGATAATGAAGATGAGATATTGGATTTTATCAAGGGTTCTAATTCAAAATATTGCTTCGGTCACTTCGATCTTGCCGGCTTCTTTATGCACTCTGGTATCAAATCACAATACTCATCACGATCATCTCATTTTCTTAATAGATATGAAAAGGCGTTCTCTGGACACTTTCATACTAGAAGTAATGATGGTCATATCCACTATATAGGTTCCCCATATGAAACAACGTGGGCGGACTTTAATGACCCCAAGGGTTTTGCTATATTTGATACCGAGACTGGCGAGCATGAATATATCGACAACCCTATTAACATTTTTGAAAAAGTGGTATATAATAATGGTATAGAGGATATTAATTCATACTCGAATAAGATCATTAAACTATTCGTAAAGAAGAGAGATAGTTTTCCAGACTTTGATAAGGCGGTGCATAAATTAGATAAAGTGGCGGTTGATGTTAATATCATTGAAGAGATTGACGATTCATTATTATTATCGGATGGTGAGATTGAAGACTTTGAAGCGGTGGACACTCTAACATACTTAAGAGGTTGGGTCGAAGGGCTTGAAAAAGAACTACACTCCTCTAAAGATAAAAAGGAGATTAAATCTCTATTGAGCGAAATATATAATGAGGCTTTAACTTGATTGAGTTTAAGAAAATAAAATTTAAAAACTTCCTATCCTATGGTAATACTTGGGCGGAAATATTATTGGACGTGACCGACACAACATTAGTCAAAGGTACCAATGGCAATGGCAAGTCCACTTTCCTGGACGCCATCACCTACTCGTTGTTCGGTAAGGGGTTTCGTAAATCATCTACTTCTGATTTAATCAATAACATTAATCGTAAAGGTCTTATAGTGGAGGTTGAATTCGTCGCCAAGGGATCTGAGTATAAAATCATTAGAGGTCTTAAACCCGCTCGGTTCGATATTTGGGTTGATGGTGTGCAAAGACACAATGATGCTAAGATTAAAGACCAACAGGTGTGGTTGGAACAGAATGTAATTGGTATGAACGATAAATCGTTTAGACAAATAGTTGTGCTAGGCACAGGCAACTATACTCCATTTATGAGACTACCCGCGGGTGATAGACGAAAGGTTATTGAACAACTACTTGATATTGAAATTTTCGGTCTAATGAATGATGTGCTTAGAAAGAAATCAATTGAATTAAAGGTTGATATAAGTGATATGGAGCATAGGATGGCTCTATTAAATACATCGATTGAAACGGATAATAAACATATCGCAGCCAATGAACTTAAGCGTAAAGTGTCTAAAGATAAGGCTCACACTGAAGTAGTTAAACTACAGGCGTTGATTGACCAATTGTTGAGTGATAATGAATCATTAATCCCACCACCCATAGATGGTATAGATGAAAAGAAGGAAAAAATTAGAAAAATTCAAGCACAGACTGAATCTAAAATGAAGTTGAGTAGTAGAAGTATTAAGCTTTTTAATACTAAATCTCAGTGTCCTACCTGCGACCAAGGTATATCTTCTGAATTTAAAGACTATATGATAATAACTCACACAAAGATTAAAAATGAGTCGGAAGGTAATCTAGATTTAATGGAAGATATGTGGGAAGAATTAAATAATGTTGTTTTAGAACATAATAATATTAATTCTAAATATAATACAAATAGTCATGAAATATCTAAATACCAGAACCTAATTGAGTCAATACATAAAACAATGGAAGATATAGAGGGTGATGATGACACTATATTTGAAAAAGAATTAAAAGAAAAGGTCGAGCGTGTTTACAATTTACAGAAAATGTTATATAATTTACTTAATAAAACACGTTTATTTAATGTGATTGAATTAATGTTAAAGGACACGGGAATTAAAACTAGGATTATTAAGAAATATCTACCTGTGCTTAATACAATTATTAACAAATATTTAAAAGAATTTGAGTTTAATATTACTTTGACTTTAGATGAATTATTCAATGAAACGGTAACCAAGAATGGTAGAGAACTATATGGTTATGTCGGTTTCAGCGAAGGTGAAAAACTGAGAATGGATTTAGCAATACTATTTGCGTTCCGGGAATTAGCCAAAATAAAGAATTCGGTATCAACAAACTTGCTGATACTTGATGAGATCTTAGATAGCTCTCTTGATCGTGCAGGGATAGAACATTTCCTAAAGATCATTAGAGGCCAGGAAAACTCTAAGATTTATGTAATCTCTCATAAGGGAGATTTGGGCGATCATTTCAAGCGAACCATAAAGGTAAGTAAGAATGGTCAATTTAGTAATATTTCGGAAACTACATTATGAACTTAAGCAAAAACACAATTGAAATTTTAGATAATTTCACATCAATCAATCCTTCTATTTTAGTCAAGAAGGGCAATAAACTACGCACCATCGCAATTGAAAAGAATGTATTTGCAAACGCTGAAATCGAAGAAACCTTCGACCAAGATTTTGCTATATATGATCTTAATTCTTTCCTTGGCGCGCTATCATTATTTGAAAAGCCAACTCTGGACTTTCAAAAGGGGTATGTAAATATCTCACAGGCCGGTAATTCTTGTAAATACTTCTTTGCAGACCCCGCTGTGATTGTAACACCACCAGAGGAAGATATTTCTCTACCGGATGTTGATATTAAATTTAAACTTCCCCACGCTTCTATTGATAAGTTATTGAAGGCCGCGTCTATATTAGCGGTTGAAGATGTTATCATCAAAAGTAATGGTGGCAAGGTTGTAATGGAAGCGGCGGATAATAAAAACTCATCATCCAATTCATTTACAATAGAGCTTGGTAGTTATGATGGCGAAGACTTCTCCGCTTCTGTGAAGACATATCACATTAATATTATTCCCACGGATTATGATATTGAGGTTAGCAAGGCGGGTATTTCTAAATGGTATAGTAAAGACCGTTCAGTGACTTATTACATCGCAATGACCATTAATTAATATTATGAAAAACAACTTTCTCTGGGTTGAGAAATATAGACCATCGACTATTCAAGAATGTGTTCTACCGAGTAATCTAAAGAATACATTCCAAGAGTATGTAGACCAAGGCGACTTTCCCAATCTATTATTAAGCGGTACTGCAGGGACAGGTAAAACTACCGTTGCACGAGCTTTATGCAATGAATTAGACCTAGACTATATTGTCATCAATGGGTCTAATGAGGGTAGATCAATCGATGTATTGAGAACGACTATTCAGAACTATGTTACCACGGTATCATTCACGGGAAGACCTAAGGTTGTTATCCTCGATGAGGCGGATTATCTTAATGTTAATTCCGTTCAACCCGCGCTACGCAACTTCATGGAAGAGTTTAGCTCAAACGCTAGATTCATTCTTACCGCCAACTACGCCAATAAGATTATTCCCCCTCTACATTCAAGAACTTCTGTAATTGAATTTAAGATCAAGAAGAGCGATAAGCCTAAGTTGATGGGTCAAATAATGAAGAGGCTAATCAACATACTCAATACCGAAGGTGTTGAAGTTGAAAATAATTCCATTGTCGCTAAATTGATTGAGAAACATTATCCAGACAATAGGAGAATTATAAATGAACTTCAAAGGCACTCAAGCGGTGGTGCTCTTAATCTTTCTGTTATTGGTGATGTTGGAAATTCTAATCTCGATGACTTAATAGTACACCTTAAAGGCAAAGACTTCAAAGAGATGCGAAGATGGGTTGGTGAAAATTCAGATCAAGAACCTGATATTCTTATTAGATCTGTATATGAACAATCCCTTGATTTATTAGCTCCGGCTAGTGTACCTGAGGTTATTGTGATGATGAGTGAATATCTACATAAGTTTGCATTCGCTTCCGACCCTGAAATTCATCTTGTGGCATTCTTTGCAGAGATGATGGTAACCGCGGAGTGGAAGAATGGCTAATCCTTTTGATCTAGTCAATGCCATCAACCAAGGGAAGGGCAATATACTAAGAGATGATGAGGAAGTTAAGTATGCGCCGTTCATGGTCAATAAGGCTATGTCTCAGTTTCCTGACACAATCTTTCAAGCATATCAAGGCGATTTGCTAGGCAACCTCCCAGATGAGATCCAGATGGATTATTATGTACACTCCATCCGCCCACGCAAAAGATTTTCCAAATGGTATAAGCCAGTGAAGGATTCCGATTTGGAGTTTTTGAAAAACCTATATAATATAAATAATATATTAGCTATTGAATATTTAAGCATCCTAACCGATGACCAATTATCTCAATTAAAGCTAAAATATAATATAGGTGGATTGAATGGAAACGGAACAGGTGATAAAATGGAGTCCGGAAATCATGGTTGAGGTTGGTTTGAATCACGCGGATGATTTTCTAAAAATTAAAGAGACACTCACAAGAATTGGTATAGCGTCAAACAAAGATAATATATTATATCAAACAGCTCATATTCTACACAAAAGAGGCAAGTACTATATAGTGCACTTCAAAGAAATGTTTCTTCAGGATGGACGACAGTCCAATCTAACAATAGAAGATGTGGAGAGACGCAACCGTATTATTAAATTATTAGAGGAGTGGAGTTTATTGTCCATTGTGTCTGATATGAGCGAACAACCAGTGGCTGAATATAATACATTTAAAATAATTCCACATAAAGATAAAAGTAAGTGGAGTTTAAAACCTAAATATTCATTTGGAGTAGCGTAATGGCAATAGAAAATTTTGACGCAAACGATTTTGACTTCGGTATTTCTTTTGAAGAAGCCGCGGTAACACAAAGTGATGTAGATGCAGTACAAAATAGTGCAGTACAAGACACAGTAATAGCTTCATCGTCTAACATTGAACATAAACTTGATTCAATTCTAGCTCAATTGGATTTTGATGAAGTAAGAGAGGTTGTTGAGACCGCCGCTCAAACTAAGGTTGAAGCTATGGCAAGATTAATTCTTCCATTATTACATAATCTTAAAAAGAGTCCTGAAAAAGATACAATTCGTTGGCCGGGACGAGGCAATGTTATTGATGCACAGATTAAAAAAATAAACGCAATCATTGACTCATAGGGTTTACAAACCTTGACTATTATGTTATAATAGTATTAACAATTGAACATTATATTATATGCAATACACGAATATCCAGCAATGGGGCCAATACATTTACGAACGCGGTATAGATAACGATGGCCACGACTATTCAAAAAAGACTAAATTCAAGCCAACACTATTCACCAACACCCTCAAGGCTAGTAAATACAAAGCACTAATCACTGGTGAAAATCTAATACCGAGAACATTTGATTGTATTCGCGACGCGAGGGATTGGATTCAAGCCGAAAAAGATACCGAGGGTAAATCAATCCACGGTATGGATACATTCTTAATTCAATATATTAGAGAAAGATTCCCAGCCGAAGTTGAGATGGATTTAAGTAAAATTAGAATCTATAATCTTGATATTGAGGTTAATTCTTCCAATGTTGACGGATTTCCCTACCCTAAAGAAGCCGCTTCACCTATCACAGCCATCACTGTTTTCGATGGAAGCGAATATCATACTTGGGGTTTTCATGAATGGAATGATAGAGGGGAATATGAGGGGAGGGTTAACTACCACCAGTGTGGTGATGAAAAGAACCTTATCGCTAAATTTCTGCAATTTTGGACTAATAATTATCCACATATAATTACTGGATGGAATATAGACCATTTCGATATGCCCTACATATATAATAGAATTACCAATGTGATTGGTGAGAATGTGGCTCGGCACCTATCACCATTTAAGATATGCAATCCCAAAGAGAGATTAATTCATAACAAAGATGTTTCTGAGGTTAATATCCTCGGCATCGACTCTCTTGATTACATTGAACTATATAAAAAATATACTTATTCTGCGCAAGAATCATATTCATTAAATCATATCGCTTTCGTTGAATTGGGTGAAAAGAAGCTTGATTATTCTGAGGTGAAGTCACTCGTTGAACTTGAAGAGACTAATTATGATAAATTCATTCGATATAATGTGAAGGATGTAGAGCTCGTGCAAGGCATTGATGATAAGATGAAGCTCATTGATGTGCATGTCACAATAGCATACCAAGCAAAATTAGGTTTTTCCGACGCAGCATCACCTGTTAAGATCTGGGACTCAATTATATACCATCATCTCTGTTATGATAATATCGTTGTGCCCATCAACCGCATACAGGAAAAGGAAGACTTCCCGGGCGCTTATGTAAAAGACCCAATCGTAGGTTTTCATGATTGGATTGTATCTTTCGACCTCGCGTCTCTGTACCCGTCTCTTATAAGACAATTCAACATCTCTCCAGAAACTATTGTCGATGGAGCTATTATCCCAGCCACTGTTGATGAATTCGTCAATGGTAGTATAGATACAACTGAAGCTATAGATAATGATTATACTGTAACGGCCAATGGGCAGATGTATAAGAAGGGTGAACAAGGGGTGCTGCCATATTTGATGGAGTGGTTATATAATATCCGTAAAGAAACAAAGGGTAGTATGATTAAGGCGCAGAAAGAATTACAATCATTACAAGATGGTTCTGATGAATATAAGACCACATCTAATCTAATTACACAATTAAATAATAAACAGATGGCGGCCAAAATTCTATTGAACTCCGCGTATGGTGCACTTGGTAATAGATATTTTAGATTCTTTGATTTAAGATTGGCTTCTTCCATTACACTCTCCGGTCAAATGGGGATTAGATGGATTGCCGATAGACTAAATCTATACTTCAATGATATGTTGGGTGATGATAAGGATAGAATAATCGCCATCGATACAGACTCAAATTATTTGAACTTGTCGGATGTGGTGACTAAATATATGGATGGCTATACCACGCCAATGATTGTAGATGCACTGGATAAATTCTGCAAAGATCTTGTTGAACCATACATTAATAAATGCTATGATGAGCTTGCTGTATATACAAATGCGCGTGAGCAATTAATGATTATGGACCGCGAAGGTATTTCCGACAAAGGATTCTGGACAAGTAAAAAGCGATATGCCCTACGCGTACATGATAATGAGGGTGTTCGCTACACCAAACCTAAGACTAAAATTATGGGTCTGGATCTCATTAAATCGAGTACACCCGCTGTGATTAGAAAATCATTACAAGACTCTCTATCAATTCTTTTCGATGGTAATAATGATGAGATGCTCGATTATATTGATGCTGAACATGAAAAATTCAAATCATATTCACCGGAGGCTATAGCCTTCCCAAGATCTGTGAATGGTGTTAGTAAATGGAGTGATGTAGACATAGATGGTATAATAATTCCCAAGAAGGGTTGTCCTATCCACGTAAGAGGTGCAATTATTTTTAATCAACTTCTGAGAAAGAATGATGAAGAGCCAATCGGCGATGCTGAAAAGATTAAATTCATATATCTTAAAGAACCAAATCACGCTCATACGCATGTAATAGCCTTTAGGGATGGAATACCTGAATATTTTGATCTAGAGAGATTTATTAATTATGATCTTCAATTTGAGAAGACCTTTCTACAACCCATCAAAGGTATATTAATAGCCGTGGGGTGGGATTGGGAACGCAAGGCAAGTTTGGAGTCATTTTTCGGATGATGTTCGGTCTATTATTTGTTACCGCCGTATTAGTTTTTCTAAGGGCCTTTCAGAGTCAAAATGTAGTACACGGTCATTATCGTGCCGCGGTGTTTACATCATACGCTATGGCTATAGCCGAAGTGATGTTGGTGTTATATATAATAGACGGTGGTGTAAATACAATTCCGTGGATAGGTTCAGGTGGTGCATTAGGTGTAGTCGGTGGTATGTATTTTCATAGAAAATATTTACAAAAAGATTAAAGTATGTTATAATAGTAATAAAGGAGAAATTATATGAATGAATTATTATCGAGACTAAAAAAGGTCTCAAGTTTGGATGACGCGGCCATATTAGCCGAATCATCATTTTTTGTTAATAAGGATGTAATACCAACAGACATACCTATGATAAACGTGGCTTTATCAGGTAAAATGGATGGCGGGTTATCTTCAGGTTTGACGGTTCTGGCCGGTCCGTCGAAACATTTTAAAACATTATTCGGCATATTAATGATGGCAGCATATCTTAAGAAATATGATGATGCCATCGTCTTATTCTATGATTCAGAATTCGGTACACCCACCGCTTATTTTGAATTATTCAATGTAGATACTAATAGAATTCTACATCTACCTATTAAGAATATTGAAGAACTTAAATTCGATATTATGCAGAAGATCGAAGAACTTAAACGAGGTGATAAGGTATTCATCTTCATTGACTCCATCGGTAATTTAGCTTCCAAGAAAGAAGTTGATGATGCACTCGATGGTAAGTCGGTCGCCGATATGACTCGAGCCAAACAACTTAAGTCTTTATTTAGAATGATTACACCATATCTAACAACGGTTGATATTCCAATGGTTGCTGTAAATCACACATACCAAGAAATGGGCCTATTCCCCAAGGCGATTGTATCGGGCGGTACTGGTGTCATGTATTCTGCTACAAATGTATGGATTATTGGTAGAAGTCAAAATAAAGTAGGCAAGGATCTTAAAGGCTATAACTTCAATATCAACATTGAGAAATCAAGATATGCTAGAGAGAAGAGTAAAATTCCAATTACAGTATCATTCGATGGTGGTATTAATAAATGGTCTGGTCTTCTAGATGTGGCAATGGAGTCTGGTCATGTCATTAAGCCCAAGGTTGGTTGGTATATTCGACCTTCTATAACTGATGATAAATCGTGGAGAGCGAAGGACACCAACTCACACGAGTTCTGGGACCCAATTATTAATGATACAGACTTCCCTAAATGGGTGGAGGATAGATATACTATAGGTACTGTTGATAATGGGGAGTCTGATGAATCCGAATTGGTTGACGATTAATACTAAGTCAAATCTTATAGTTCAAATCAATGTAGATACCGTTGTCATAAAAGATGATGGTGAACTATCGGTGGACACTATGGTATATACAATGGACGGAAGTCTAGTAGAGAACGGTAATTATGATGAAGAGGTTGAAACATCAATCTCTGATTTTGTACATGAAATATTAAAAGAAGAAATGGAGAAATAAATGAGTGAAGTAAAAACATTAAAATTAAGTACAGGTGTAGATATTGTAGCAACGGTGGTTGAAACTGGTGATGTATACACATTAAAAGACGCTATTGTAATGCATCAAGTAGATGCAGGCGATGGTCAATTACAGATAGCGGTATTACCGTTTTTAGCATATTCTGCCAAAACTGAAAGCTTTGAAATAAATTCAAAACATATAATTGTTGTATCTGTGCCAAGTATCGAAATATTAAATCAATATAATTCTGTATTTGAAACTATTGTGACACCTAAGAAACAAAGTATTATAGTATAGTATTTACTTTTAACCTATTTTGTGATTATGAATTCTATTGAAAATGTTATACTCAGTAACTTACTTAACAACCCGGATTTTCTACAACGGACAATAGCATATATCAAACCCGAATACTTCCACGATTTTTCTGATCGTATTCTGTTTGAAGAGATTATAAAATATTCCGTTAAGTATAGTTCGGCCCCGAGCATAGATGCACTGGGTATACAACTAGAGAATAGAGAAAATCTAAATGAAACACAATATGTAGCGGTTACTAGTACACTCGCCGAACTCGGGGGTGACTCACATGAATATGATTGGCTCTTAGATTCAACGGATAAATTCTGTCGTGATAAAGCCGTTTATAATGGTGTAATGGAGGCGATCGAGATCATTGATGATGAGAATGGTCAACGAGGAGGTATACCAGATCTATTAAGTAATGCACTCGCGGTATCATTAGATTCTCATGTAGGGCATGATTGGATAGGTGATATTGATTCTCGATTTGATTTTTATCATAAGACGGAAGAACGCATACCCTGTGATATAGATTATTTGAATACTGCTACTAAGGGTGGTATTCCCAATAAGACTCTTAACATTATCCTCGCCGGTATTAATGTTGGTAAATCTCTGGCCTTGTGTCATCTCTCTGCTTCATATATGGCCCAAGGTAGGAATGTTCTATATATTACTATGGAGATGGCGGAGGAACGAATCGCCGAACGCATTGATGCAAACCTACTCAACATTTCATTGAATGATATTGAAGATTTGAGTAGAGAGGAATATACTTCTAAGTTTAATCACGCGATTAAGAACATTAAAGGTAAGTTGATTGTAAAGGAATATCCTACATCAGGTGCTTCGGTTAATAACTTTAAGGCTCTATTGAAGGAATTGGCGATTAAAAAGAAATTCAAACCAGACGCTATCTTCATCGACTATCTCGGTATATGTGCTTCGTCTAGATTCTCTGGTGGTTCTGAAAATTCTTATCACTACGTTAAAGCTATTGCAGAAGAGTTAAGAGGTTTGGCGGTGGAGAATAATGTTCCCATTTGGTCCGCCGCACAGGTTAATAGAAGCGGTTTCTCCGACACAGATCCAGATATGACCTCCACCGCGGAATCATTTGGTCTACCCGCCACCGCCGACTTCATGATTAGCATGACTACTTCCGATGAGCTATTACAGCTTGGTCAAATCAAATTCAAGGTCTTGAAGAATAGATATAGTGATTACAAGAAGGCATTTGTGTGCGGTATTGATTATCCACATATGAAGCTTATTAATCTAGATGACGCTGAATCCGCTTCATTGACCGAAAATGTTGTAAGCACAATATCCAGAAAGCCAGAGTTTGGTAAAAAGAAAAGGTTCGATGGTATTGTTACATAAAGGATAAATAGATTATGCAATCTTTTATACAACATAATGAGTCATTAAACGAGGGTGGCGCGTTTGGACATCTTTCACACCCCTTCGATATAACACATTTCACATTCTCCGATATGTCGGACATTATTGTCAATGTTTTAGCTGGCAAGTTGGATTATGCGGAAGAAAAAACCGACGGGCACAATTTGATGCTATCATTTAAAGATGGTCAAATCATAGCCGCGCGCTCTAAAACACATTTAAAGAATAATGGTGCAAACGCTCTTGATGTTGCCGGTATGGCCTCTAAGTTCAAAGGTAGAGATAATGGTGACGCGTATGTACAAGCCATGAAAGATCTATACTCCGCCATTATGAAGTTATCATCTTCTCAAAGAGAGACTATCTTTAAAGAGGGTGGTCAATGGATGTCGGTAGAGGTTATGATGCCTAAGTCTGCAGAGAATGTTATTGAATATGGCGTGACTGAACTAAGACTTCATGGTGTGGTACGACATGACTTGGATGGTAAGGTAATAGCTCAAATTGATAAGAAGGCGGCTTCAATGCTTGACGGCATGTTAAGGCAAGTTTCTGCCCATCAACAAGAGAAGTTTCATATTCGTAAGCTATCGGTTGTTAAGCTACCACAGGTTTCTGACTTTAAGAAACAGAAAAGTAAGTATCTCGGTATGTTGAGTAAATATCGTAAGGGTTATGGCGCAGGCACCGGCGACACTATCATAGACGTGCGTAGAGCGTACTTTAATAAATTAATCGATGGAGTTGATTCCAAGAATGAAATCTCTACTGTCATTAGAAACGACATTATAAATCGTTGGAGTAACGTAGATAAGAGTATCAAAATTGTAAGCATTAAAAAGTCTCTTCCCAAACATTTGGTGAAGAGTATAGCCAAAGAAGATAAGAAGTTGATGGAACATATCAAAAATATTGTTAAGCCGCTTGAGATGATCTTCTTAAAATTAGGTGCTGATGTTCTTCATATGATGTCTGATTTAATGACGCTGAATCCAGATAAAGCTATTGTTAAGATACAGAAGGAGATTGAAAAGGTGTCGGCCGCTGTATTGAAAAGTAAAGATAGCAAATTAATAAATAAATTAGGGGTGGAATTAGAAAGGCTAGAAGCACTTGGTGGTTCGAAGTCAATTATTCCAACAGAGGGATTGACGTTCTTCCATAAGGGTGAGCTTATTAAATTGACTGGAACATTTGCCCCTGTCAATCAATTACTGGGATTAAATTTCAGATTATAGAAGGTGATTTAAAAACTAAATATGAAGACTTTTAAACATTATATTAACGAAGCCAATCTAAGTATTGCCGATCTAAATAAAGAATTATATAGATGGAATAATTTCAAAAATAAAATTGAAACGGGTGACGCTTTTGCTACTACAAAAGGTGGTAGTATTGTATTAGATAAATCGGTATTAGATGGTGTAATTGATCCAAGTGATATTAAAGCATTAACTTCTAAAGGTAAAAAGGTTACTTGGTCTCAATTAGAAAAAACACATGAATTTGGTGGTGGCGGTGGTGGTGCCGACCCAACCGGTGCACAATGGGAAGCTCTTATATGTGTTGGTGTTAATAAGCTTAAAGGTTTAAGTGATTGGAACTCTGGTTCTGAATGGTCTGATGTAAAACACTTTTGGACAAATCACCAAGAAGCTTCTTTACTCTTAGCAAAAGATTTTATTAAGAAATTTAAAATAAGTGAATTAACACAACTCGGTGGTGCAACTGCAGCAACTAATAATGAATGGCTGGGTAAAGATAGAACACCTAAAACGGACATGATTAATAAAAAGATTCATATATCTCTTAAGAAAGCCGGGGGCTCACAATTAATGAGTGCTGGACCTGCAGAAGCATTAAGCACATTTCATGCCGCTTTATCAACATATTCATTAAGTAATGTTGGGGATATTCATAAGTTGATGAATAATATTGAAAATGATATGGGTAAAATGAGTACTAGAGGTACCATTACTTCTATTAAAGCTATGAGAGATTCAGGTAAGAAATTATCCAAAGCAGACAAATCAAAAATTGCTGAAATGGAAAATTTTCATAAAATAGCAAAGGATTTAACAAATCAATTCGATCAAATCTTTAAGACTAATGAATTTAAAAACCATTTTTGTTTCGAGGCCGCTTCTGGTACAGTTAAATTCAAGCCATCGCCTACGGCAATCGCGACACATATTGTAGTATTCGATCCATTGGGTAAAATAAATAACACATTATTATTAGATTCAATCGATAAGGCGGGTAGTAAATTATCCAAAGGCAATAATTTTTATGTTTCATTCAAAGGTGGTTCTACATATCCATATTTAACTGTAAGGTCCAAAAAGGTTAAGATAAAAGAATCATTTGCAGACATAGTAAAAGACGAATGTTCGTTGGGTTATTTAAGTGAAGATGTAGAACAATTAAATGAATTCCAATTATTTGATAAGTTAATGAGTGGTGTTACAAATATATCTAATAAGATTGTCAATGGAGCCAAGAAAATTTTAAAAGGTATTTTATCTAGGATTAAAGAAGCATTTAATCAACTTAAGCAATTGGGTGCCAAGATGATGATTGGATTAATCCATTTTTTCGGGTTAGATATTAAATCGGTGAAAGTGTCGGGTGGTGGCATATATCCATTATGAATGATTTACAGACAATAATGAAAAGTTTTAATCAACACATTAAGAAAAAACGTTGATTAAACCAAAGAAGGGTANATAAGTTTAAGTTGGTAGTTAA